ATTAAATCGCTCCAAATATGCGTATAATATTTTATTGCTAACCAAATTACTTCCTTTTTTGGATCCATTAGGATCGACTTCAGTTAAAATTCCTTCAATATCGAATTTATAAAGAAGAGTCACTTTACTTTGATCCATACGAGATACCAATGGTGTCAAATGATCCATCATCTTAAATCGATTTTTATATCGTTTTTTAGTATTACTAAGAATACTGCTTATAGCAGCAGACACTCGAGTTGCTTTTAGTGCATCGTTGTTCAACACCAACCCATGTGCGTCACCGGGATTATAAGAAGATTTAACCTTGCCGTATGTTTTTTCTGGCAGAGTCTCGATGAACAAAGCATTAACAGAAGCATTTAATTTATCGACCCACTCATTAACCTGTGGTAATTGTTGCTGGATTACATTCAAGGGCATAACTGCCGGTATAGTTGGATCTGTGCCGTATACTAATCCATTGAATTGCTCCCGAGTAGTAAAAGTATGAGTCTTGGATTGATTTTGTAACTCAGTAGAAGACGCATCTGATGAGAACATTGCAATGGTTGCCACAGAGGGGGAAATAGGTTGATGCATTTCATTGACAGACACCAAGCTTGCTATCTCCGGATGAATGTTCTCAATTTTGCGTACAAAGTAACGCAGCTGTGCTGCCGACATTTTTGGGTAGATAAGTTTGCAAGGTCTTGTATTGGCTCTCACATTTTCGCAGTATCTTTCGTTTGCATCTGGATTGCCCTCTTCCGTATGCAGCTTTTTGTCATAGCATGCAATTAGATCAATACTATTTTGTGTCTGTAGGAACCATCGTATCTCATCAATGACTCGAGCTTCTTGACGTGTGATATTAGGATCAGAGCTTACATAGACGTAAAATTCTTCGTCTTGTAGATATTCGCCATCATATGTGGATGCAACCGTAAATGCCATACATTTAATTATGGCGTAGGCTCTGGCCAACCCTCTGTATTTAATTCATCAGGATCAAAATCTTGTGCAAGTGGTTTTAAATTCTGATATGAGTGTGTCTTGACACATGTCAGCTCATTCATATAACCAGTCTTGAAAAAGATATGGCTAATTTTAACCACAAACCATTGTCCAAGCAAACGATTATCAAAGTCTATATTAGGAAATCCAGCCATTAAATCAATACCAATAAATCGCCCAGATCCTCTCGAAGTCAGACCTCTTGCAGTAAACGTAATACTATCGTTCAATTGAATCATCGACTCTACTAGCTTATTCCTACCCGAAATAAGCCGGCCATTTCGGGTAGGGTTCATATTATACTCAGGCTCTACTGTATATGATTTTGACTTCTTATATTTGTTAAGCAACACTAATGTATTGGTTTCGGTGTCACCCAATTGCTTCAGATGCTTAGTCATTTTACTAGCAACATATTTTTTAGCAACCGATGGTGTGTTCCACGTAATATCCCAATTGAATTGACCAGACCCATGACTGTAATACAGCTGTGGCTTGATTAGATATGCACGAGAGTTATCAATACCACTAGATTGTGAATATTGATAATTAAAGATCACACTTTCGGTATATGACTTGGTATTAAAATAATCAGGAGACTTCAGTGTGAGCATTTGTTTATCCTGGTGTCCTTTGTATTGCAGGAAAAAGTTCTCCATGAAGAAATCGGTTTGTGCTTTTTCGTAATATTCAGACAAAGGTAGGAAACTAAATTTGCCATTTTGCTTAGACCCCAAGACACCTTCTTTGCGAAAAATCATTGGAGAAAAATCTGTATCTTCATCGCCTACAGAATTACTGATCAGATACTCCAAATCATCTGCTAAAAAGTTTTGACTAGGAGAAGTGTAAAAGAATAGATGTTCTTTACTGGTCTGTCTCCACAGATCACGATCAATACGACCTGCGAAGTTACATATATTTGGATCTTCTAAAAACAATTCAAGATTTTCATCTGCTCTTAAAGATCTTTCATAATTGGTCAATTTGAACTTTTGCTCTTTAGTCATTCCAGTAAATTTAGAATGCATTCCACTTGACCACGCTAAATTTTTATCAAGCATCATTTGATATTCGAGATCCCAGAAATACAATTTTTTAACTTTGAGCTGATTGTTATTAGACGCAATGTCTTCAACATCATACACAACAAACTTATGCTCGATTAGAAAGTCATCAGAAGTATCTTTAGGCTTGATGGAAACAACAAGCTGGTCGTAGCAATCAAAACGATATTTGTAAAAGAATACAGGATCAATAGGATTGCCTCTTCCATCGGCGGGGGCAGAGCCTCTTTCAAATACTTCATCGTGGTTAGCATACACGAGATATCCGTTAGAATACCATTGAAAGAAATTATCCTCAATGACAAGCTCTTCGATTAAATTAGGATTAAATTCATGGACAATAGTTTCTGAATCATTTTTATTCAATAAAATGACCCTGAAGGTATACTCCTTGCCCCCTTTGTTATAATATTTATTATCCATTGGCAAATGATAATTGATCTAATAGCTGAGACATATAATTGAGCCGCAACAAATATATGCGAGCGCCTATTGCAGGTTTAATAAAGGGATTGTCAATTTTATTTAATGTGCATATAACCCACCACACATTAAGATTGCCATAATATTTATATGCAATATTTGTATACGAATCTCCTGGCTTTATTACATATGGCTCAAATATTTCAAAGTCATTTAGATTATCAGCATTGAGATTGATTCTTTTAAGAATATTAAAAAACACAAAACCATCATTATCTTCATACTTGTTGAACAAGGAAGACATTTTGTATATATCAATATTTGTTTTGGTTAATTTTTTCATTGTACAAATATATTTTAAAAACCACCATAGTCTCTGATATATTGATTTGGGACGCCACGAGCACCAGCACTGCCGTCGTTTGCTCTAGCACCATTTTGAAGATTTTCATTAACGATTTCGCGGGTGTTTTTTGAAAAAACCTCAACTCTTTTATCTGCCTCTGTAATCCAAGACAATAATTGTCTTGACTCGGCAAATAGATCTTGCATCGTGATATCTATTTGATAAGCTTCTGGCATTATTATTTGCCCACCAGATGACCCCAAAAGCTCTTGAGGCGAATATTTACGCATTTGCCCTAGCATTCTAATGTCGATTTTTTTCATGAAAGATGCGGGGGAGTATCTAACACCAGGTATTTCAACTTTATAAAGAACGGGAGCATCTTGAAGGGCGAGATTTCGTCGATTATAAGAATTATTATAAGTTAGTAAAGTAACAAGTGCCCAATTTTGTTGAGTACTCTGCAGGCTCATTGTATTATGAAGTATAATACTAAATGAGTACTCCGCAACACCATGGGAACCGTCCCATTGTTTTGGATACTCTACTCCCAATTGACTGCCAGTAAAAATACCAGCAGCGACACCAACTACTTTTGAAGCCGCGCCGATTTGCTTGATTTTATTGGTTTGCTTCTTATTAACATCAGCCCCCTGGCCTTTACTTGAAGTAAAAAAATCAGATAGTTGTTTTGCCTTATTATTCAAATTATTAACTTGCCAATTGTTAGATTTAGTTCGCAATGAAGATGTAAAATATGGTAGGATATATGTATTACCTGTTGGCTTTGCGTTGTATAAAGATTTATAGTAATCAAGTGACTCACCAATAGACCTAAATGAGCCAAATGCATTTGCAATTAGTTTTTCAATGCCTGCTATAGTTTGACTTCCAGTTGGCTGATATTCAGTTAGTCGTATACTTGGCACCCTATTGCGCGGGATTTCTTTTGAACCATCAAATACAGCCCAATGAAAGTCTTTGACTACATCAATTTCACCCAATTCGCCCATATATTGATAAACAGAATCAGATGGAGTTCTTAATTGGCTTAGAATTCTATTGTGTAATGATTTATTTTGCATATATTAATGTACGATTGAATTGCCTCGAATACGATTCCATGATGAAATTCTAAATTCATATGCTGGATCTCTAGATCCCCCAAATCCACCACCAGATTCACCACCGGTACTAACAACAACAGATGTATCACTGCCGCTATCTGGTGGTGCAAGTTGTGGGATCATATTGTTTAGTGTGTCTAATTTTGACGAAATGACTGATGTCATGTTCTTGATATCACTGCTCGATGCAACCAGAGGCGTTATGCTTTCGGTATTCCGAGTAACAGCCGGAGTGCTATAGTCCTGTGGGGGTGCGAGCATTGGTGACGGATTTACTATTGGGGTGCTTTGCACTGGTGTTGTTCTTTCAGAAGAACTTTGTTGTAGTTTATTAAATTGTTGCTTTAATAATTCAATTTCTTTAACAGCATCAGCACCAGGCAACGAATTGATTCGTCTCATCTCGTCGATTGTTTTTTGTGTGTCTCCCTGATACTTGTCAAGAATAACAGCAGCCATGCCAGGATTTATTCGCTGAATTTCACCTGCATCTGTTTTAACAGCAGCAGCATTGCTTTTAATTAACGAAGCTCCGATATTCAAATTTTGTAGCAATTCTTTACCTTCATTAGTTGCACCCAATAACTCATTTCTTTTCTCAATAGACGCACGTGCACTTTGAGCTAAATCTGTATTTTGCTTATTGCTTGCCACTAAATTAGCATCTATCTGATCAGATCCGTAGATTTTTTTGGCGATATCACCACCAGCAACCATGCCAGTCTTTGCAAGATAATCAGATGGGTTCGAAACTAAATCCAAAGTATTTTCTAGGAATCCACCAACACCACTTCGCTTTCTCATTTGCTCAGATTCCATTAATAGACGCTCCTTGCCTTCATCAGATAATAAGTCTTGAACAGTCCCGACAGCCTGCCCCGCAGTTACGGCAAGTGCGAGAGGGCCTAGCATTTTACCTGCTGATGAAGCCATTGCGCCAGCACCCTTTGCAATACCCCCGGCAGCTCGCAACGCTTTGCCTCCTATTTTGGCAACGGTCTTAGCGCTTCTCGTGGCAGCACGTCTAACAGCACCTGCTCCTCTCGAAACAACCCCTCTTGAGGGTTTGGGTGCTCTTGCTGCACGCGAACCTCTTGGTCTGGAACCAGAACCGGTCGCGCCGCCGGAACCCGAACGAGATCCCCCGCCAGATGGTTTTCTAGATCTGGCAGATCCGCCCCCTCCAAATAATTCAGAAACTGAATCTACCAAGCCACCTAATAGACCCCCGCCTCCCATTTCTTCAGAAGATACTTCATTCCGTTTGCCTGCACTAATTTGATCAGAAGCTGCGAACAATCCCTTCAATTTACTAACAGCATTATCTCCGACATCTTGAAGAACAACAGGAGTAGCAGTCACCTCTGCATCAAATATTGCATTTTGTTGTTGTGTTGTATTCTGCACCTTCAATGCATTTAGCATATCATTAGATGCATAATTCACAGTAGGCGCCGAGGGCTGAGCATTGTTTGAAGCCAATTTTGATAAATCAGCTTTAATGCTCTCGATATTTATCTGAGGAATACTTTGAGGTGCAAATAATGAATTATTAAACCCAGCCTCAATTAACGCTTTGAAATCTATATTTGACGTTTGAGATGAGGCGCGCTGAAATAATTCTGCAGCGAATGTACTATATTGTTCAGCTAGAGGTATTTTTAATTCGTCGAATATATTGACTGACTTTGAAGTATCAATGAAATTAGTATTCTTGATATTGTCAGATAAATTAAGCTTCAGAGATTCTATTATCGATGGGCGAATTGCATTTGCCAATGAATCATCCATTGTAGAATCTAAAATTTTATTGACCCTATCTCCTAGATCAATTAATAAATCAGATTTAGTTATCGATGCTGATACCTTTTCTTTAATTGCACGTGCTAGCGCATACGAAATTTCTTCAGTCTCACGCCTTCCGATCAAATCTTGCAGATCTGACATATTGATACGTACGTCAGATAGATTAATGCGTGTGGATTCATCGGCCATATTATTATTTACAGCCGACGTGTCTTATTATTCGGTCACAAAGAAATTCGAGTTAAGATCTAATGGAAAATTAATAGTGGTGCCGTTGTATTCAAATTTATTATTGATGAGTGTTTCCTTTAATTGATTAAATTCTGATACGAATTTAGAAATTTTATCAAATGTAGACTTATCAAGCTGATTGACTAATTGAATGCGTTCATCTACTGTTAGTTTATTAAAGGCAATAGTACTGCCATTAATATCAATTTCATCAATGAATTGGATAATGTTGTAGATAATAATCTCAGCCAAGAAATTATTTAAAGAATTTGGCTCCTCATCTGATATAGTATGAAGATCTGCTATATGATTATTAACCACATATTCATCAATTTCCTTTTGTGTTTTTAGAGTCGGGATGCTAACTCGTACTTGAAGATTGCTTGAATTGATAACGGAATCTAATACAACTGATGAGTAGTTTTGTTCAAAATTGTCAATAGCAATATCAATATCAAAATTATTATAATGCTTGACACCATCAACATTAAATTCGCATTTGACAAAATTACCAGAATTAAATCGACGCAATTGATAGCATATGGCTATTTTATCCAAAATAGTAAATTGATCCACATTAGCATCGTCAACTAGGCAGTCTTTCAAAATATTATACAGAACAATATTCATCTCGGACTTCAAAACAGACGCATTAATGGCACATTTTAAAAGTTCTTTGTGCTGCTGTGTTGTGAGTTGTCTGAATTTAAACGAACGAGATAGAGATGGAATCCATACAGCAGTTGCCGCAGACATTGTATTTTTCTTAATAAGATTTAACGCGTCATTAAAGTCGAGGATTTTTATTGATTCTGGCATGCATTTAATTATGTCCAAATTACATTATATCAAGAAATTGATCTTCATAATCCGATGTCTCACGTTGTTGTTGTGTCGAATTGATTTTCAGAGAAATGAGATGGTCTCTTTCAATTGGAATTAATTGATTGATTGGTTGCCCAGGGAAAAGAGTCATGAAATTCATTTCCTTTGTATATAAATCTTGGAGATTTGCATTGTATATAGATATCACAAAATTAAACAATGAGTCTAGAGATGTATCGAGATGATACAGCAACGATCCACAATTGAAACATCGATAAGAATACGCGATTTCTTTATAGGTTTCCTTCTCAATAAAAGCATCAATAGTCTTATAAAAATTAGACGTTACAGACACACCCAACTCAGTTAACAACTTGAAATTATTTTCAACGGTAAGAAAATGTGAAGGGACATTATTACCTTCAATAGACATCTCTTTTATGAACGACGATCTCCATAAATTGTGATCTAGCGTTCCTTTTTTGTCTGACAGTCTTCTATACTCAAGATCATTTACAATCCGGGGCCAACCGATAGTATATCGCAATACATTACCAAAATCAATACTAAGATGTGTGTCTGCATATTTAATTTTGCTGAGTACCTCATCAATCTCCAAATTAAAAGACATAGTATCACCACAATCACATTCAACGGAATACTTTAACTCTTTATCGAAGCAATACCCTCGGGTGTATATGGCATAATATAATCGATCAATGATATTAAAATCATTATAAGATTCCATGCAATTTTCTTGCATGATTTTGTCAATAGCAAAACAAAATGACGAAGAATTTAGCGTTGTCTGCTTCGCAGCCTTTGCAAGAATTTTTTCTTGGTCGTGCGTTATCTCAGCGAAGAATAATTCTTTCTCAGCACTTGGTATCCAAATCTTATTAAACGACCGCAATATCATTAAAAGTTAATTACTATGAACGGGTTTCAAGATCCACTAAATGTTTTCCCAGATATAATCGAATAATGAGAATAGGAAAAATTAACAGTGGTTGATATTATAGACGAATCCCCCACAGATGCATATTTTTCGCCGGCTATACTTGAAGGAAAAGCATTATAAAAATAATACGTCTTTCTTTTGATAGGTGCTTTACCCGGGCCAGTTAGTGCATATAAGCTGCATATAATATCGCTCCGCAATTTCAAATTGTCGCGGCGATTATAAGCAACCAAACTATCGGCAGCAACATTGATCATCCATGGGCGAATTGCAGTATCCACATATGATATATTAGTCTCGAGAAAAGATATACGCAACGCATCTAATTCATTACGACCCTCAGTAAGGATACCACCCAAGTAACCAGCAGATTTTTCTACAGCAGCCCTTTTAGTTGTAATCCCGTCAGATATAAAATCAACACCCGTAGCCAACATATTTCCCAAATACCACCCATTTATTTCTTTTGTAGTTGCTGTCACAATCTCTTGACGCTGATCATCTACATCCCATGATTTTGCAGCGTCGGCCCCCTTCACGCCATATGATATTGATGGATTTGATAAAGGCTCAGACAAATATGTATTCATCACTCGAGGCACTGTCAGTTCTACAGACCACATAGTCTTGAGAGGAATTGACGTAGGCCATTTTCCTAACAAATCCAAAAAAGCAGGTATTGGTCCTTTGTCGGCGTCGGCACCAGCTGCTAGATTAAATTTATATGGTTGAGGTTCTGGGCAATACATAATTGAGTTTATTCTTTTTTCAATGAGTATGCACCATTTATGAGAA